TAACTCATTGATTAATGCACTAATTTGTGATTCTTTTTTCTTTTGATTATCGTATATCTCCTTAAGAAGATCCGAGTAGGATTTTTTACCGAAAACTTTTTTGTCTAAGTGGCTCATAATTATACTTTTAATTCGTGTATAAATATGATTAATTAAGATCTTTCAAAATCTATATACCCCGTATCTAGGTAAAATATATAGTTTTCTTTAAATAAATCGTATAATCTATTAGCTATTTTTGTGATTTTTGGAGTTTTAACTTCTAAACCATGAGTAGCCATTATTTCTCTAATGTAGATATATAAAGCCTTTTTATTAAATATTTCTATATTTTCTCTTTTTCTAAATAATTCTAATATAGCATCCGCTACTTGCGCGTCATTGCCTTTAGGAAAAAATATATCAAATCTATCTTCTACATATTTAACATAGGTATCTATAAAAATAGACAATCTATCTTTTTCTTGCCCATCTTCCATATTACAAGAATAATTATCATCTTTATATAATTCATCTACAGGAGCAGTTTTTACTCTTTTTTGATAATTCTTTGTATTATATACTATAAGCCAATTTTTTGTTATAGTACCAAAATATGAATATGCTTTTGCCCCATTTTCAGGATTAAAAAGATGCATTTTAGAAAGTAAAAAGGTTATTACCTCATGTTGTAAATGTTCTATTTCATCAACTTCAGTATAATAGAATTTAAAGGTATGAATTATATTTTCTGTTAATTTGAAAAAAGCATAATGTATTTCATCCCTGTAAATATTACTTCTTATTTCTGAATCTGGTTCATTATTATACCTAACGATAGCGTTTTCGGTATCTTTAGTAAAGTAGTTTTTACTCTTGGGTCTTCTTTTTCTAACTGCCACGGTAATCATTTTAGTCTTTTTAACTTGAAATCGTTTAGGATTTCCTGGATGCCTTGTATGGATTTAAAGAAAAATCCAACTTCATCATCAGAACTAAATGTACCTTTATTATCTATTTCTTTAAGTTTTTTTTCTGAAATTTCTATTGTTCTAGAAAGATTATCTAAATAATTTAAATATTCTGCTAATATATCTTCTTGCCTTTCATTTTTTTTCATTAAATTCCAGGTCGTAAAACCTAAAATTACAACTAATACGGATAAAATACACACGAAAACAATTAAAGTAATCATAAACTATCTAACATATTTTTTAGCCCTTCACTCTTAATTGAGCCTAAAGCTTTGGTTTTTACGTCAATTTTTTTGGATGTTTGTTTTTTTTCAGTATTGTTACTGAATTTGGGTAACCATTCTTTTTCAAATTCGATTCTAGATGCCATTAAGTCTGCTTGATGAATTATAAATATCAAAGAAGTACGAGGTTTTAACTCTGGCATGAAATTCTTTAAATAAGGCTCATTAGCAGGATCATATAATCCATCATGTAATCGAATAGCTAACCATTCATTTTCGGTAGGTACTATACCATTATCAACTAATAACTTTATTGATCTTTCGGGAACAGACATAAATGATAACTTTTTATTAAAAGTGTACATTTCACCTAAATTTTCTTTACGCCATTTATCTGTAGAGGGTTTATGAGCATATTCTTTACCGTCTCCCATTTTACCTAAATCATGATTTAAAGCAGAAAATACAAGTTCTTCAACTGTATAGTTTTCTTCGGCTCCAAACATTAACCATATTTTATTAAATTCTAAAGCAGCTTCAATTACACGATTAACATGATCTACATAACCACCTGGAAAAGCATTATGATAAGCTTTTTTATGGGAAGCAGGCATTAGCATAAATTCTTCTTCATGTTTTTTATAGAACTTGATAAGCTTTTCTCTACGTGGATCTGAGATGTAGGTATTAATATAACCTATAAATTTTTCCCAATTTGATTGAATTTGTTCTGCTGATAGATTCATATTAGTCTTCTCTTTCAATTATATCAATTAAATCTTGAACTGTTTCTTCAATTTCTCTTTGAGCTGAATTGATAGTAAGTCTATTTCCTCCTCTATGTATATTACCATCTAATTTTTTCAATTGACCTTGTAATTTTCTAAGTCTATTTTGTGCTAGTTTTTTATTTCTCATAGTTATTTTTAATAAAATTGTGAGAGTATTAACCCCCTTATATCAATCGAGTCACTTTTCTCTTTTTTGTTTTTTATAGTTTCTAAGTTTTTCTCTTAAACCCGTATCTATAATATATCATCTTAATTTTTGGGAGCCAAATTATCTTCTAGAAAGGTTATAATTTTTTGGATAAAGGCGCATTTTTCATATTCTTCTAGACCTTCAAAGAATTTTATAGTTAATTTTAAAGCTTTATTTAATTTTTTTCTATTTTGAATTCTAATACAATCTCTCCAAATTTCTTTTTCAAGATTCACTAGTTTTAAATATTCCCATCCTCTATAAAATGCCATATGTTGTCCTGCTTCTTCTAAGTCACCAAAATCACCAATTTCAGGATCTGATTGTTTAAATAATTTTATAAGTTTTTCTTGGAAATTCATATGATTTAATATAACTTTTTGAAACATTTTTAAATGGTAAGTTGGAGTTGTTCTAAACTCATCAAAACCTAAAATACCCCTTACTTCATCATCAGATGGTTCAGGATATCGATCTTTAGAGTCATCTCCACCAAACATTTCAAATATTTTATTAATATCAATCATCAGTTATAAATATGTGAAAGAAAAATTAGGGGGGCAAATTTAGTTTAAATTGAATTTTCTTAAACCATTTAAAATACCAGAATTTTTTTTATTCTCCCTTAAATCAACAAGAACATCTTTTAGGCATTGTGTATAACCTCTCATATAAAAAATTTGACTCATTGAATATTCATCAGCGTTATCTTCTAATTCTCTAGTATTTAAAATTATAGCTTTTTCTAAAATATCAATATATTCGTCCATAGTTGATGTCTATGGTTATAAATATTAAATTTAGTTTTTAAATAAAAAAAGCCCCTAATTTTAGGAGCTTATTTTAAGTTTAAATATATAATTTTAATTTACATACTCTAAAGCTAATTCAAACAATTCTTTATTAACTTTTTGATCTTGTTTGAAATTTTTAATTTGTCTAGCTTTTCTAATTTTACCACCGGCTTTATAATCAAAATCACCATCAATAATTTTTTCTTGAACTACATTAAATATTGACCATAAATCACTTCCTTGATCTTCAACTCTAACTGGTGTTAAAATATCTTTAATATCAATTTTAATTCTTCTCATTTCTTTTTCATTGAAACGAGTTGTTAAAGCTTTTTTAGCAACTAATCCATTCTCACAAATCATTCTAAATAAACCAGCGGTGAAAGTAAATGCATTTTTTCCATCATGACTATTTGTTAATAATACTTGTGGGAAAACTGTGTCTCCATCTTTACCATTAATAACAACATCTGGATTTCTAAATACTACTAAATGTTTTTGATAACCTTTTGTACTATTTTTTCTAGCTTTAACAGCTTTAGCATCAACAACTTTCCAACCTAATGTAGCCATATCATTTATAACTTTACTAGTTGGAATGTGGGTGTAATGTTTTGATACTTCCTTTGATGCTTTTTCAGCGAAAATAACTGGACATACTTCTCTTAACTCTTTTTCATTTAAATATTCACTTTTTTCAAAATCTAACATAACTTTTTATTTTTTTAATTATACCTAAATATAACATCTACTTTACCGGAAGCCAAGCACCTGTACAGGAAGGGTTAAGGGAGGTTACTTAGATATGTCTTTTTTAGTGTTAGTAGCATCATCATTGATTGAATTTAAACAATGATCTTCATCAATTCGATCTAATATCCATCGAAGCGCATCTCCCAGTAGAGTTAGCGTTTTATCTCGTTGATTTTTACCTAATACTGATGATATAGTTTCCTTAGGGTTTCCAAATTTATAACCTCCATCTGTAATAAAAACAGCGTTCCAAAACTCAGCTCCTACTACATTTGCAAATAAATCTATTTCACGAGCAGTTCTATAAAACCAGACTGCTAGCATTTTCTTATTGCCTGTAAAAATATACTTTAACATCATAAAGCATATAATAATAGGTAATAGTAAATAAAGTAGAGTGGTAGCAATAATTAAAACTAATAATTCAATCATATTTACTAAAACTTTTTAAATAAAGTTGGGGTTCAATTATAAATATCAATTCTTTTGAAATATTTATAATAAATAAAAGTTACTCCAATTAGTTTCCTTTTCACTTTAAAAATAAAAAAAATGACAGAAGTATTCGATCTTGTAAAGGAATTTGGATTATCCTTAGTAATAGCTATAGGAGCTTTATACGCTCTTTATAAATTTTTCTTTTTTAGTATAAGAGAAGTAAAAAATGAATTTAGTAAAAGACATGAAATTAACTCTAAAAAGATGAATGAAGTTAAAGAATCTTTAGCTGAAATAAAATCAGACTTAAAAATAATAGTTGAATTTATGAAAGGTTTTAAAAATAAATAAACCAATATTTAAATTTATTTTTTTAAAAATTTCAAATTACCCTTTCTTTGATTATGATCTATTTCTAATAGGTAATAACCTTTTTTAAAATCATTAACATTCAAATGGATAATTTTATAATCACCAATAAAACTTTTTTTATATATTTTTTGTCCTTTTGTATTAAAGATAGTTAAATTGGTACTTCCTCTTAATGTTTCTTCTAGATATAAATGAAGTATTTCTTTAACAGGATTAGGATTAATACTTAAAGTTATTGGTTTATTATATATTATACTAATAGGACTAAAAGTTTCACTTTCACCATCATAATCTGTTTGTGATAATCTATAATATGAAATTCCATCATAAGGTTTTTCATCATAAATTTTATAATTCATTTGAGTATTACTATTTCCTGCCCCTGGTATTCTTGAAACTTCTTCCCATTGTTCACAATTTAAACTTTTTTCAATTTTAAAATATTCATTATTAACTTGTGAAGCAACTACCCATTCTAATTCAACATTATTATCAATCATCTCTCCTGTAAATGATACTAAATCTATAGGTAAAGCTGTTCCACTTCCTTGGAAACCAAACATAGTATTAGGTCTAATAGAATTTGTATAACCTACAGGTCCTGGGAAAACACCATCATCATAATTATATACTACAGAATTAGATTTAGTTGTATACTGAAATTCAGGATAACTAGAAGTCCAAGATCCATGGTTATTTACTACTTTAACTAATAAATTTTTAACTCCATCATAACCATATAATCCTTGTAAAGGAATTTCATTCCATCCTGGAGTAAAATCAATAGTACCATCATATACTTTTTTCCAATCTGTCCAAGGCCCAACTCCATCTTCAGGCATAGTTCCATCTAAAAAAACTTCATCAATAGACATAGCCATCCAAATTTCCTGATTAGTCATAGTCGCGGCATTTCCATTTGTCACATTCCAACTAATTTTTTCTATATTTAAAGGAACATTACCTAATTCATTAGCAGTATATAAGGCTGCACTCCAACTATATTCATAATAACCATAAGTTGGAACTCTACCATCATCTAAAGCAGAATTAGGATCTCCAATTGTAACTTCATTAGGATTAGTAGTACCACCTCCACCACCAGTAGGGGCAGGAGTTTTATAAATCATTACTTCAGTACTTGTACTATTTGAAGCACAATTATATTGATTTAGATGCACATATAAAACACCAGTATAAGTAGCAGTCCATTTAATATAAGAAGTATAACCAGAACATCCTGTAAAATCATCATTAAACCCAACAACAACTCCACTTTCATCAATTAAAGTTAATTGAGTATCATAGGAAGCATTAACACCCCCATACCCTGAACAAGTAGAAAATTCATAATCATCTCCAGAAATTATATTAACTCTAATAACCTCACCAGCATAATTCCAACTAGTAGCTGAACCCCAAGTATTATCTGTAGGGGTGAATATAGTGCTTGGGTAATAATTTGTTCCATTATTACATTGGGATGTTCCATTAAAGACAGAGAGAAATATACACAGAATGATTAAGATTAATTTTTTCATAATTTATTTTTTAAAAATACAATATACAAATCAACACCTTTGAATTTTTAGATGATTTAATTCAAAGAAAAAAGAAATGATTTTCATTAATAAATATATAAATAAAATATACCTAAGACAAAATATTTTCAAAATAATGGATGAAATGTAATAATTCTTGGATGGATATTATTTTTTTCCAAGATTATCAAGTATTTTTCTATATTCTAACTTCTCTAATTTAGTTAAAGACAAATACCATTTTTTAAAATCACCACCTTTAACTTCAAACATCTCTTTTTTTATATCTCTCATTATTTATAATTTTTACCTAAATCAACTATAACATCTATAGCTTCATGAAGTGTTACATCAAAAAATTCTCTATTTGAATTTACCCTGTAATGTTTTAATTTACGGTGAACTTCATGTTCTAAAGCCTCACCATTGAAACATTGAAAAGCAAATTCAACTTTATAAGGATGGGCTACACCTGTAGAGGCTGAAATTTGTTTAGCTCTAAGCTCTGGTTCATTTTTAGTGTACCCAATTTTGTAATAATCATTATTAAAACTAGATAATATATAAACCCATTGGTCTGCTTTACCTCTATTTCTATATATATCTTTTTTTCTAGCTGTATAATAATTTACTTTCTCCCATCCATCTTTATCAGGTTCAACAGAATAAAATTTAATGGGAGCATCTGTAAAATCTTCATCTATATTAAAATAATTTTCTGTTTCTTCTAATGTTAATCTTTCTATCATTATCTCATTTTTTGTGAACGTTTATTTCTTTCATTTAGTACTTCACTACCCATAATAGTGGAGGTATTATTAAATTTAACTAAACGATTAGTACCATATGCATATAAAGGACCTTCATACTCTTCTCCTTGTATTCTCCTTTTACCATCCCAAGAACGAAAATCCCTACAAGTAACTCTAAACCAATTATCTAATCTAGGTATATACACTTCTAAAAGTTTAGAATCTATAAAATCATTTTTTAATTTCTCAGTATTGCCTG